GGATTCAACGATTTTAATTATCACTTATTTGACCAATACGTTGACAAAGTTAAGGAAAGAAAGGACTTAGTTAATGGGGGTACATTTTTTATGTCGGGTTATAAGAAAACGTTTATTGATGTTGGTTTATTTGATGGTTTTACTTTTGATCCTTTTTTCTGTGAAGATGATGATTTCATTATTAGATCCAAATTAAAAGGTTACTCACTTAAAACAACAGAGTGTGCTGTAGTATATCATTTTGTTTCTAAAACAAGTAGAGTGTTGCGGTCCGAAGAAAGTAAATTAAGTGAACACAGAAACATACGTAACTTTATACGTAAATGGGGTATCACAATACCGACATTCAACGAACTGTATTATTGGGAAGATGAAATTTTTAATTATCCGACGTTTAATATGGGTATTGAATTAAGGAGTGACAAACACTTATATAGGTTGGAACCTTATTTTGATAAACTATATTTAGGTGGTACTGCACCCACCGAATATATTGCAAATGAACAACCTAACACTAACTATGATTTAAGATCTAAATTTTTATTATGTGATGTTGTGGATGTAATGATCATTGAGACCGAAATAATGAACGAGGAAGATCTTCATGTAATAAACAAAATCCGATTATCAATTCCACACTACGATGTAGGAGAATATCAAATCGGAAATTTGAAAATCATAATTAAAAAGAAAGTTTAAACTACCCCACTAAATTAAATAAGATATTGTATTGGTCTTTTGTTTTACCCGCATCTTTAAGGTCGTCCTTAGTGATTACTGGGTGATCCAATTCTATCTCTTTAGTAAGTAACTTATTATATTCATTTAAGAATTCTACATACTTAGGATTTTTAACCGTTTCAGTTTTCTTCCCTTTCTTTTTTTCGATTGTTGGTGTTATTTGTACACCACCTTCTTCTGTTTTCTCACCAAACTTTTCAATTAGTTCGTTTCTTAGTTCATCAACTTTACCTCTTTCATCTTTTAATTTCTCAGAGAGTTCTCTAAGTTCATACTTCAATAAGATTGATAGTGGTTGTGCTGCAAAACCTTCATAGATTACTTCACCGTTTTGAGGATTAGTATACCCATTTATTTCTGCGTCCAATTGTAGGATTTGATCGATTGTTAACTTTGTTGACATAATGTTATTTTTTAGAAATATAGTTTATTTAATTGTAAAAGTCAAGTCTAAAGAACTATAGACAATCATAATTATTACCCAAACCGAAATGGATAATAAATATTTTTTAATTGGAGTACCAAAATACTGTTGTCCAATATATATACATTTATGTGTTGGAGATAAAAGGTAACCTGAATAGCACATGGTAAATAAGAATAGAAAATATTGTATTCCCATAATGGAGGTCACTAATGAAACTATCCCTGCGTACTTCCCTGATGACCCTAATAGAAAAGAACCTATAAAACATAACGTACCAACTAAGAGTATATTATGGTCGGATGTAACCCCACCTAAATTAGTCTTTATTTCATTACCATATAATGAAATAAGATTAGAAACAATAATCACAATACCCACACTTAAAACTAATCTCCATCTAACGTGTTTTAATAATTTACCCCACGAGTTGGAGTAACTTACTAAGTAAAGGGTGAATCCACAAAATAAAGGTAAATAACGATCCGTTAGACCCGCCAATACTAATGTTAGTATGAAGGGTAGGAATATTGAATATATGTTCTTATAATTGACCTGATGATGTTTTGGTATTTCAATGTTTCCGTCTTGGAATTTGTAAATGTATACACCTATTACAAGTATAGATATTATAAGTAATGGATACACCATACCCATTAATTCACCATACGTAACACCTAAAATGGCCATAGGTATTATGACTGTTTTTTCTAATGGTGACCATATGTAATAATGGTGTGTTGATAGGTAGTCAATTATTCCGTAATTTTCTCTCCCTTGTTTATCTTTGGGTGCAACGGTGTCGAGTATACCCGCTGAAACCGCAACCCTACCAGGTATGGGTAATATCCCACCAAATAAAGATATTAAAAATAAGACGACCTTCTTGGATTTAACTGTTTTTAGTATTAAACTAAACACATCTAATAGGTAACCCTTTTCTTTTAAGATTCCCGTTATTACCATTATAAATGAGAGGTAAATTAGGAAGTGTTGGTTATTCGTTAAAACCTCCATCCAAATATAAGGGTATTTCTAAATTTTTTAGCGTCTTGATTTAATCCTGGTAGTATCTCAAAGTTAAGGTAGGAGTTTCCATTAAACCTATATTGTACAGCGGGTCCAACATACCATTCATTTGAACCATCTACATCATTATGTCTAAACATATTTGAAATTCCTATGGTTAGATCGTCATTAATTATACTACCGTAAGATGCGGTATATGCGTACTGTCTTTTTTGATCCTCTCTATTAGGTGCCGTATATGCCTCATAAATAAGATTTACACCCCATATACCCTTCTTTCCAATCCTATCACCCAAAAGTATTTTAGGTTCAATACCTTGGTACTTTCCATCTAATAATTTATGTTCGAAATATAGTGTTGGGTTACCCCATATCTTACCCCACTCCGCCAGTGCGTATCTTATTTCCCATGAGAACCCTCTGAACCCAAACGAGGATTCATAACCACCTGATTTATAGACGGTATGAATATATAAATCTAATTCTAATCTTTCGGCTAATCCAAATGCAAACTCATCTCTCATCCTAACCTCTGTAGGATCACCACCTCTTGGTGTTCTCATGTCAAACCATTTTTCATACATTACAGTACCTTTAGGTACCATTATGTAAGTTCTTGTTGCTGGAAATTTTCTAACAAGAGTCCACGCGGGTTGTTTATTCTCACCAACCAACTCAAATTGGGAATATTTTTTAGCTGTGACCACCACTTCATCAAGTGACTTCACTTCTGTACTGTCTTTTTGACCGTTATTTAGAGATCTCGAAGTGTATTGTGCGAAGACCTGATTGGTAGATAATGTGATTAATAATAATATTAATATTCTGTTCATTTTTTAAAGTATTTAACGATAATTTAAATAAATTTTATATGAAAGTCAACTACTTTTCTAAAAGAAATACCCCAATTCCATTCCAAAAGTCTTTCATATCCTCACCCTTAGTAAAGATTTCTTTTTGGTGTGATACAAACAATTTTTCCTCGTCTATGATTCTATAAAGTGCTCCACTATCCCAATTCCAATCGTCCATTATCAGTATTGTCTTGTCTGAGAATTGAGGGATTAATTTTTTAAGTGTAACATACTGATCGTGAAACTTAGTGTCCCCATCATAGAAAACAATATCTAATTTAGGTAGTTGGGAATAATCAAAGGTTGTATAATCTGTTTTGTATATATCCAACCTATCGGGATCCCCAAACCGATTAACATTATCTATGAAGTTTTCCTGTGGTGTTACATCTAACCCTTGTTTTAAGTACGATGCCAATTTTTGACTAACACCCATCGGCATTAAGTTAGGTGATGCGAAGTTATCAATACCTATAGCGTGTAGTTTATCATTATTATAAATGGCGGAACAGAACGTTGCACCTCTAAAAACACCAACCTCTAAATACGTCCCCTCTATTGAACATATGTTGTTGAGTAACGATCTTACTTTGTTACTTGTAATTCCGTGAATATTCAATACATCTTGGTTAAGTTTAGATACTTCTCTTTCACCCCACCTAATTGAGTCGTCTATGTGTTTAATTAGATCCATTAAGTTTTCTTTTTTTATGTTCCGACACTATATCACAGTAGTTACAATCCCAACACTGAAATTTACATTTCTTAATTTTCTTTCTCCACCCTCTCAACTCTTCGTATGGTACACCATCTAAATATGTTTTAGAGGATGACGACAATACCTCTTTACCTTTGGAATATGACTCAATAATTTCCATAGTTTCGTTAAGTCTATCAAAACTATCTCTACCATGCATTTTAAAAACGTCAACATGGTTCAGGTATTCATTAAACTCCTCTTTGAATGGAGGAATTGTTGCGGTTTTAAAAAAGAATGCATCAACCTCGTCTTCCCATTTGTGTTCACAAGTTACTTTAGATATTTCATGGTGAAAGTATGGTAATTCGTTTGGTTTTCTTAAGTTATTGTATGAGTAGTGTTCATCCATAACGGGACACCTACCTAAACAACCTTCATTAGTTAGTAATGCAATTTCAATATACCTACCGTGTTTCTGTTGAAACATCAGTTGTGCCCTTCTAATATTTTTCAATTCTTCCACATCCCTCATTAGTATTCTGTCCACATTAATATAATCAAAACCTTGTTCAGCGGAATACCAAAAATCTTGTGCAGTATTAACCTTCCTAAGTATGGTATTTTTAATATGCATCTCAGGAAAATGATCCTTTAGACCCATAGCAACCCAATGACCATGAGGAATTGTCATAGACCTTAACCCTTTCTCATAAAGGGGTTTTAAATTATCAATAAAGAGTTTATAGTTTTCATACTTTGGTGATACGTTAAAGTTATTAAAAGTTGCACTTACTTTTATTCCTAACGATTCTTGTATCATCATTGCATTTTCAAAAACAGAGTTTCTGTCATTATCATCTATGATTGATCCCATCGCATCTTGAGTAAATGGTGGTATCCTACATGTGAAATATATATCATAAATCCAATCCTTATGTTCCTTTAAAAAAGGGTAGAATACATGTGTGAACGCTTGCTCACTTAACATTGGATTTAACGGTATTGAAAAAATCTTACTCATTCTCTAAACATCCCCCACATATTCCATTACATTCTGTCTTGTAAAAAACACAATCTAAACAGTCTTGTGGTATTTTATAATTTTTATGATTATCTCTATAAAGGTCGTCGAACTCATCTCTTAGAGTTAATATACTATTTTCTCCCGAAATTTTCAATACATTATCTATCTTAACTTTATCTTGTAAAGGATAACAATGAATAGATGAACCATCAGGAAAAATATCTAATGGCATAAACCCACATATCTTATCGTACCCTTTTACTTTAAAAGTGGCGAAGTCGAATGAGTTTTGTATAATTGATTCTTTTGTTTTACCCTCCCATAAACATGGTGGTACTTGACAATCGGATGTAACCCTTATATTGTTGTACATTCCAAATTTAAGTATCTTGGTAACCTCCTTACCCATCTCCTTATTATTAATTAGATAGGTACCTGTTAGATCTAAACCTAACCTTATTGCATTTAGTTTACCATCTAACGCATGGTACAACCACTTTATGTAATCATACATTTTTCTTTCTTTCCAATCTGACGATAGTGTTAGTGCAATGAATAATCTTGGATTTTCTTCAAAACCCCACGTATTGGCATACGCCGTGTAGAGTGATAGATAATTCTTTTTAAATAGATTTAATCTATTCTTTTCATCTAACTCCGCACCATTAGGTAGGACCCATTGAATATGTCTTATATTAGTGGTTATGTAATCTAATGTTCTCTTACCAAATAATAAGTTACTTACAAGATTAACTTTATAACCTCTAGAGATTATATAATCCATTAGTCCAATAAAGTTTGAATGTTGTGTCGGTTCACCACCTAAAATGGTAACCTCTTCTCTAGAACCTTTTACGTCAAAGTGGTCAAGTAGTTCACCAACCTTTTCTATTGACATTTCACCAAGAGTGTGTTTTAGTCTTGCATCTTCTTTTGTAAAACAGAACGAACAACCTTTAGCACATGTACCATTTATTGCTAAATTCATTTAGTTATTTTTAGAAATCTATCTTCAGTGTCAGTGGGGTTGTCTCAATTTCCTCATCAATCTTTTGTTGTCTACTCATACCTACACCAAATTTCTCATGTCTTACTCTGTGACAATCCGCTATAGTGTTACAATTTTTAACTTTTGTTTCTAAAAGTTGTTGTTCAAGAAGTAGTGTTGCTAATTTTGTGTTATATGTTGTAACATTAGATATAATCTTATCCACCAATACTTGTTTGTCAATACCCCTACCACTTGAAAGTATATCTATCACAGGTGTTGGGTAGTTACTGTTCTCTTGATATGCGAACGCCTCTCTCTTCTGTTCCTCCCACGTATCTTTCTCTAAATCAGACGTATCAACCATAAGATCTTTATACCTCGTAAAGAATCTATCCGCAATAACCTTTAGAAGAACCGCCTTATTAAAATCAACACCCAATTGTTTGTCCTCATCTGTAAGTGTGTATTTAACTTTTTCTTCTTCAGTTTCTGAAGACTCAGCTAAAACAGGTACCTCATCCATCATTGATGAATTTGTTCTTATACTTACATAACTTTTATATATGTCCGCAAAAATAAAACCTTTTCCAACGTCCTCAGTTATGACAGACGCATTAAACTTATCCAAATCTAATCTCATGTCATCATATATATCTTCAATACGACCGTAGTAATAATTCATGTAGGATCCAACAACTCTGATGTATCCAGGTATTTCACCAGTTATTTTAAAAATAATATGTCTCATTATAAAAGTTTTTCAGTATCAGGTTTATCTGCCTTACCCAACTTAAGTTGATTTCTCAACGATTCTTCAATTGAGAAACTATTTGTGGTCGCGTTAGACATTAGTTGATTAATGTTCTTATCTATAAATACTGTGTAAGAGGAAGCAAGTGATAAAACTTGTTTCTGTTGTTCGGCCGACATCATTAAAATAGAATCTAAGTTACCTGTACCCACTCTACCATACGATATCATATCTAACATGGCTTGTTTTGCCATTCTGACTGTCCAATACTCATGTTCAAATTTATCTTCTAAATCTTTATTACCTATGACATCTATTAAATTAGAACCGTCAGGTAATTTGGCATCATCAGTGTTTAAGAAATCTTTTATTAGATCAATAAACCCTTGTCTCTCAATATAAGCGTCCTTCAAGTTTCTTTTAAACTTTCTAAGGTCAATCTTCATATCCGCAATATTAAGGTCAACTAATTGTTTTCTTTTAGGGTCGGTAAGAAATTCTTTACTCTCCTCTTGTATTTGTATTTCTAAGTCTTGTTTTTGTACAGTATACTCTAAATGTTCGACCGCATCTTCACGACCTCTGAGTTCAAGTAACCACTGTTTCAATTTTGCGTATGGGGTAATTTGTGCTCCCCCAACAAAAGTCTCTGCCTTATATCTCGGTAGTGCAAATGATACCTGTTCCGCTATTTCTATGAGTTTAGAGTTTGCACCATCTCTTTCGTATTTAAAGTCTTGCATATAATAAAATTTTACTATAATATAAGTATAAAAAAGTATTAAATAAAGTGTAAAATGGTATTATTCTCTCCAACCACAATGACCTGAAGATGTACCCGCATTCACTGCTGGTGGGAGACCCGCCGGATTTAAAACACCTGTGTCTGTTTGATAATACATCTTCCAACTATCGTTATTTTGAAGACTACTACCATAACAACCTAACATGTATTGCCAATCCTGTCCCATTGCGAAATTTTCTTCACCGGAATTAGATCTTAACTTAGGAATATTACCAATATTGGTATCTGTAGATGTATCCCATCTTCTCAAATTGTAACCACCTTGGTAAGATCCCTCATTACCGGCATAACCCTTACCAACTTTAGACGCAATACCTTTTTGTTGTCCGTGTGCTGACCATGAACTTGATGAACTTGATATAGTCTCCGTAGAGAATTCCATTTTTATACTACTTGTACTCCATCCATATCCATGGGTTTCATTACAAAAAGAACTCGCTCCACCACTACTACTTATCGAGGTTACCCCGTAGTTTGTTATTGTCGTTTCATTACTTAAATTAAATTTATCTACCTCAGTTCTGTTACCCGCAAAAATCCAAGCAAACTCATGTTCTTTCCACATGGTTCCACAATCGGACCTACTATATTGTAAGTCGTGGTTAGATTGGTGTGCGTAATTAGTATCGGTCATCATGTTAACCGCCGAAGTTGTGTTACTATGTAGGGTTGTTGGTCCTTTGTGTGCACTATCGGTGTTTACGGACCACATATAAAATATAGTTTTACTACACGCACCTGAAGTATAGTTTGCAGGGTAATCTAATAACTCACCAATGTGAGTTGTCTGATCGGTTGCGTTGGTTGCCTTGTGTACATTCTTCCAAGGTGAACTTGATTTGTATCCGCCAGCCATATACGAATAATTAATTATTTGTCTGTACTTAAAGTTAGTTCCTTCATTCTGTTGTGCCGATATTCGTTCCCAACCATTTTCTATATTTGAAACACCTGTATAAACCATAAGGTAATTTGTGTGTTCGGATGATTCTTCTAAGAATAGAGAACCGGATAATGGGTTCGACGGTCTCTGTGACTTAACACCTTTTGGTGGTCTTGCAGTGACTCTGTCCACTTTAAGTGAACCACTAACGGACATATTTTCGTATATCATATTCTTTTTATTTTATTCTCTCCAACCACAATGTCCAGAGGAAGTCCCCGGGTTTACCGCGGGATTTAAACCTGTAACACTTGTAGTTCCTGTGTCTGTTGCGTACGTGAATTTCCACGAATTATTATTTTGTAAACCATTATAATTACCTAACATATACTGCCAATCCTGACCCATAGTAAAGTTTTCTTCACCACAATTTCCGTCAGGTTTCACGACGTTACCAATATTTGTGTCTGTTTGATTACTCCATCTTCTCAAGTTGTAACCTCCATTATAAGAACCTTCATTACCAGCATAACCTTTACCAACTTTAGAACTAATCCCTTTCTGTTGTGAGTGATTACCCCAACGATCCGAGGTTGCAAATGTTTCAGTTGCGAAGTTTAGTTTAACACCAGCACTTGAAGTCCACCCATAACCATGAAGTTCATCTGAAAATGCGGAAGCACCGTCACTACCGTTTATTGTTGTTAATGTATATGCGGTATGTAAAGATTCCGTGGTTAAGTTAAATAACTCCACGGTTGCCGAACCACCACTAAAAAGGTATGCCATATCAGTTTCTTTATGCATAGTACCTAAATCACTTCTTGATATAGTTGTATCCATCGCCGCAGTATGTGCATAGTTGGTGTCAGTTATCATATTTACCGCTGATGTGGTTGTACCATGTACATTACCCGCACTCTTCCATGCACCATCACTATTAACAGACCATACGTAGAAAATAGTTCTACTACATGCTCCTGAGGTATATGATGCAGGATAATCCAATAACTCACCTAAGTGAGTTGTCTGATCTGTTGAATTAACCGTTTTGTGTACGTTCTTCCAAGGTGAACTTGATTTGTAACCACCGGCTAGATATGAATAATTTATTATCTGATTGTACTTGAAACTCGTTTTACCAAAATTACTTTGATTTGAAATTCTTTCCCATCCACCATCGTTTCCGTTACCTGTATAAACCATCAAGAAACTATTATCAAAACTACCTGAGGTTGTCATTTCCAAATATAGGGACCCGTTTTCTGGTGAAGATGGTCTACTCGCCTTCAAACCTGAAGGAGGTCTTGTAGGTCCTTGTCCTCTTAATGATCCACTAATTTCTAAATTTTCAAATATCATATCTATAAATAGTTAATTTCTCCAACCACAATGTCCTGATGATGCACCTGCGTTAACACCTGGTGCTAACCCTGCAGGATTTACCGTACCCGTATCTGTCGTATATGAGAATTTCCAACTTGTATTTGTTTGACCTGTACCATCATATGTTGCTAACATGTATTGATGGTCTTGTCCTAATGTGAAATTCTCTTCTCCACAATTTGCATGTGGTTTAGGGACATTACCAATATTAGTTTCAGTGAAAACGTCCCACCTTCTTAAATTGTAACCTCCATTATATGTACCTTCATTTCCACAATAACCTTTACCAACTTTAGAACTTATCCCTTTCTGTTGCCCACTAGATGCCCATGAGGATGCCCTTGTCTCGAACACATCAGTAGCAAAGTGACATTTGTTTCCACTTTCAGAACCATACCCATAACCATAGTTTTCATCAGAAAACCCTGAAGAACCTAATGTACTCGTAATGGATAATGTTGTTGTAACATAAGGTGACCCACCTGGATAATAAGTGGTATACATTGTCTCATTAGTTAAATTAAATTTTTCTACAGTAGCTACCGATCCACCAAAAACATATGCAAATTCGGTTTCCTTAAACAAAGTTCCACAATCATCCCTTGCATTTAATAAATCCCACTTAGATTGGTGTGCGTATGTTGTTTCATTCACCATATCAATACCAGATGTGTGAGTTGAATGTATTGTGGTAGCCCCTTTATGACCACCATCTGTATTTGTTGACCATAAGAATAGTTTAGTCTTACTACATACTCCTGAGGTATAATTTGCGGGGTAATCTAATAACTCACCTAAGTGAGATGTTTGGTCAGTTGCGTTAATTGTTTTATGTACATTCTTCCAAGGTGAACCTGACTTATATCCACCTGCCAAATATGAATAGTTTATTATTTGTCTGTATTTGAATCCTGTTCTGTCAGTATCTTGTGAACCCACGGGTTCCCAACCATCATCATAATTAGATGAACCAGTGTATGTAACAACGAAACTACCACTTGTAGATTCTTCTAAGTACATAGAACCTGTCTCAGGTGAAGTGGGTCTTTCCCCTCTACTACCTCTTGGTATGATAAATTGTCCACTCACGTCAAGTGAACCACTAACTATTACGTTTTCTCTAATCATTTAACTCTTTTTTATCCTGTTACGACTACTCTTCCTGATCTACTTGTTTCAAATTTAACCACAACCACCCCATTTAAAGAATTTATTGCCGAAGGGAAAAATAAATCACCATTACTATCATATACCTGTACAATCACGTTGTCGGTTCCTAAACCATGGGTAAAAGTAACGGTACCCACATTACTGAATGTAGAAACATTAACCGCCGGTATCTTTTTCCAAGATTGCCAAGTACCACTATTTTTACCTCTAACCGCAATTCGTCCACTTCTATAGTCACCCGCAATTTGATGTTGCCATGCTGAACTATATATTTGTGAGTAGAGTGCTCCGTCAGTTGCGTTACCTGAGAAGTTTGTCACACCACCTGTGTAGTATGTGATACCCGCACTATCTAAGGAGTCCGCATCAATCCCTGCACCTGAATTTGTGTTTCTAAATGCGACACCATCAATCATATCTGCTGATCCCGCTGTGGATGCGTAACTCACTGATTGGGATCCAATATTTCCTGAGTGTATAAATTCTCTCCAACCCTCTAATGAACCATTTTCCATTCTTTGGAACCATACTTGGTCATCATGGAAATCAAACGCCATTTGTACATAGTAACCAGCACTATTTGCGTGGTTCATTATTATTTGGTGGTGCCAATCAGTATTTGGGTTTTGTGGTGCCTCACCATTCATACCTGTACCTCCCGCACCACTCTGATCCATCCATTGGAATTGACCCGTACCGAACGTAATTGATGAGTTCTCGGTAATTCTATTGTGGTCGTGAGATGAATATGCATATCTACCGTCTAAATCGACTGTCTGATCAGTTGCCCCATTCACACTCGCCGTAAGAACACCAGTACTAGTATCGAAACTTAATCCATCAACATAGTAATTATCATTTCCACTATCGGTGACTGTTTCTGTGGCCGTAGTTATACCCGTAACGTGTCCGTTACCATCCACTAAAATGTCCTGAACATACGTTCTACCACTATTGTTAGAAGATGTGGCCGCAGTAATATTATCGTGGGCTGTATAACTTTCAGAGGTTAAATACCTACCATCAATATCGACAGTAAATCCAGCATTACCTGTTCCTGTACCTGTAATTACACCTGTAGCATCATCAAACGTAGCTCCACTTATGTAATCTATATCATTATCATTTCCACTATCGGTGACTGTCTCTGTTGCTGTTGTAACACCCGTAACGTGTCCATTACCATCTAATAAGATGTCTTGTATATATGTTCTACCCGAGTTATCTGAAGAAGTAGCCGCGGTGATCGTTGGGTGTTGTTGGTATGAAGTATAGTTACCTGCGTGAACCACAATGTTACCGTTGATTCTAACCGCACTGTTACCATTAACCACAAAGTTAACACCATCAGTCGCATCGTTATGTGATTTAATCTCAATGACAGAACCTGACAATCCACCACTATTACTTGTGTGTAATATATGTGCGGTATCTGAGGAATCTGTGGTATCTTCTTTATCATAACCTGTCCAATAGATACCTCTACCTTGGTTGGATGTGGTTACAGGTCCATCAAACTCAATATTACCACTTCCGTTAATTACTTTATTGTTTCCAACGTATAATGAACCAAGTGGGTCAATAGTAATAGCACCACTTGCATTAACATTAAAAATTGGAACACCTGACGAATCAGAGACGGCAAATAAATCACCTGTTAAATCATCTGTAATTGAGAATAACTGACCACTTGTACCTTGGATATCGAATATTGTTGATCCCGATGTGGATGATGTCAACGTTAGTTTATCAGTAAATTCTGACTGACCATTTGATCCTAAAGTTAATATTCTTGTACTTGATTTAACGAATTGTAAGTTACCACCACTGTTTGTTGTTAGATCATTTGGTGATTCAACAATTCTAAATCCGTTACCACCTAACCATTCGATACCTTCTGTTGGTCCTGGGTCTGCAATTGTAATATGGTTAACATTACTTATTGAACCATTAACCATATTAATACCACTACCGTTCATGTTAATGGCACCACTCATAGTTCCACCGGATTTTAGTAGGAAGTCACCTGATGCATATCCTGCCGCTGAGTGGTCTCCCCATCCATATGCGGTATTCCAATTATTAATACTACTTTGTTGAAAGTGTCCGGTGTGCCATAATTGGTATCCAGTACCCCATGACGCCGAGTCGTATGATTGGTCAGAGACGTAAACATTTGTACTGTACTTGTCGAACACCAATGCGTGTGACCCTTTTACATCACCACCATTATATGCACTAATCCAAAGTACATCATTCCAAGATCCCCCGAATCCAAG